GATCCAGAATTATTCCCCCAAATATTCCCACCTGTCGAAGGAGACAAGGTCACGTTCATTGGCTCGACATTCCTCACGTATGGCGAGAAACGCCCCTATCTTAACCACTGTGTCGTTCTCGATACATGCAACGCACTAACAAACGAGGTCGCAAATTCGGAGATTCAGACATGTAAAACCGAGCGCGAATTGTTGCTGGCATGGACCGATATAATCCAGCGCGAAAATCCGGATATTATCATTGGCTACAATATATGCGGTTTCGATTTCGAGTTCATGTTTCGCCGGTCGCTCGAAAACTCATGCGAAAATGACTTCCTTAAGTTGTCGCGGAATAAGGGCGAGTTTTGCGGGTCACGTGACTATAATACAGGTAAGATATGTATCAAAGAAAGCAGTATTGTTATTGCAAGCGGGCAGCACGATTTGCGGTATATTGATATGAAGGGGCGGCTTCAGATTGACTTGTACAATTATTTCCGCCGCGACTTCAACTTGACGTCTTATAAGTTGGACTATTGTGCAGGATACTTTATTGGAGACGGTGTGAAGAAGCTCGAACACTTGCCTACCGGAAATACAAAAGTCACGAGCTCGAATTTGATGGGACTTGAAAACGGAAGCTATGTACATTTCGAGGAGTCGAGTCATTCGACGGACACGTATAAAGATGGCGCAAAATTCAAAGTGTCGAGTGTCAATACAGCCGACAAAACATTCGAGGTTGAAGGACACGAGAGCCCGGATATGACAAAATCGGTGCGCTGGGGGTTGGCGAAAGACGATGTAACACCGCAGGATATTTTCAGGATGACAAATGAGGGACCAGCCGAGCGCGCAATTATTGCGAAATACTGTATTCAGGATTGTAACTTGGTTCATCATCTTATGAATAAAATCGACGTGATGACCGGATATATCGAGATGGCGAAGATTTGCAGTGTGCCGATTAGTTTCCTCGTATTGCGTGGGCAAAGCATTAAGCTCACGAGTTTTATTGCGAAGAAATGCCGCGAGAAACGCACACTGATGCCCGTGATTGAACGTTCATTCGGGAATGAAAGCTACGAAGGTGCGATTTGTCTTCCGCCGAAGTGCAACTTGTACCTAGACAACCCAGTAGCATGTCTTGACTACTCGTCTCTATATCCGTCTTCCATGATTAGCGAGAATTTGTCGCAGGATAGTAAAGTATGGACGAAGGAATTCGACTTGGCTGGACAACTGGTTCGCGAAACAGGAATTAAGGACCCATCGGGAAATTATATATATGATAATATGCCAGGTTATGAATACGTGGATGTGACATATGATACCTATAAATGGGTGCCGAATCAACGCGGACGTGCAATTAAAACCCTAAATGGTACTAAAATTTGCCGATTTGCTCAACCAAAGGATGGCGTGAAAGCGATTATGCCGACAGTGCTCGAGGAACTACTCGCCGCCCGCAAAGCTACGCGCAAACTCGCAGAAGCAACCGAAGACCCCTTTATGGCGAACATTTTAGACAAACGACAACTTGGTTATAAAGTAACGGCGAATTCACTATACGGACAATGTGGTGCAAAGACGAGTACATTTTATGATGTGGATATTGCGGCATCGACGACAGCGACGGGACGTAAGTTGCTAACCTATGGGAAACGCATCGTGGAGGAAGTCTATGGGGATGCGAAAGTGGAGTCGAAGAAATTTGGTTTTGTGAATACGAAAGCTGAGTACATATATGGTGACAGTGTTGCGAATTATACGCCGATATATATTAGAGTGAATGGCGGACAAATGAATATTATAAAGATAGATGAGTTGGTTGAGTTACATGGGGACGCGGCGGGATGGGTTTATAGCAAAGAGGAAGGTAAAGAGGGAAAAGAATATTGCGAAATGATTCCATCATCGAATATCGAAACATGGTCAGATAAAGGATGGACAAAACTTCATAGAATTATTCGTCATAGATTGGCGCCACATAAAAAAATGATGCGTGTACTGACACATACAGGTCTCGTAGATGTAACAGATGACCATTCGCTTGTCGACATAACTGGTAAGGAAATATCTCCGAAAGATGTTGTTAAGAATAATACGGAGTTGTTACATTTTGAACATGATACATATAAACATCGCGATGATATTCGGATTAATATGGGCAACAAAGTATGCGTACCTGAATCGCAATATAAAGCCGCTGTTCAATGGGATAAGCTTAATCGGTTTCATGGACATACACTTTCATTGGACTATAATATTCAAAGTGAAAGTGGGAAATCTAGTTATATAATAAAAATATCAAAGGATGGCAAAAATAGTGAAAAGAATAAAAATCTTGTTAAAAAAATACATGAAATTTCATACCCCGATGGAGAATATGTATATGACCTTACAACCGAAAACCACCATTTTGCAGCAGGAATTGGAAATATGATAGTTCATAACACGGATTCTGTATTCTTTACATTTAATCTTGCTACATCAGATGGAACACCCATTCGCGGAAAGGATGCACTTGAGATTACGATTGAGTTTGCGAAAGAGGTGGGCAACCTTGCTACGAAGTTCTTGAAGTCGCCACATGCGTGGGTATATGAGAAGACGCTTATGCCGTTTTGTCTGCTTTCGAAGAAGCGATATATTGGGATGCTATATGAGGACAAACCAGAAAAACCGAAGCGCAAAAGTATGGGAATTGTTTTGAAGCGCCGCGACAATGCGCCGATTGTAAAGGATATATATGGCGGTGTCATTGATATTCTGATGAAGGAGCAAAACGTGGAGACGGCGATACAGTTTCTAAAATCATCGCTACAAAATTTAGTAGATGAGAAGGTTCCGATGGATAAACTTATCATCTCAAAGTCGCTGCGAAGTGGATATAAAAACCCGGCACAAATCGCGCATAAAGTATTAGCCGACCGTATGGGCAAGCGTGACCCAGGAAATAAACCAAGCATTGGCGACCGTATTCCGTTTGTCTATATCCAAAACCCCGATAAGAAAGCACTACAAGGCGAAAGAATTGAACACCCTGACTTCATTGTGGCGAATAAAATTAAACCGAATTATGCTTTCTACATTACGAATCAGATTATGAAGCCGATACAACAGGTGTTTGCGCTAGTACTGGAGAATATTCCGAGTTATAAGAGACAGGTGCCGGGATTGAAGCGAACGATTGATGGTTGGATAGATAAAATGAAGGACGAGGCGACTGATGAAAAAATAAAGAAGAAGATAGCGGATATACGTAATAAGGAGGTGAAGAAGATATTGTTCGATGAATATTTGATAGAGATTGATAATGTGACAAAGGGGAATCAGAATATAATGAGTTTCTTCAAGAAGTCGTAGTGAGTGTGGTAGTAAATATAAAAATAGATAGAAAAATAATATATTCCTACTATATTATTTTTATACACAAATATTTTTTATATACAACAATCATTTACATAACAATACTATATTCTATGAATTATTTGGTCTCCTTAACATGTGGTGAACTGCGTATGCTCCAATCGAAACCCACATCGTCACTATCACCTTCGAACCCTCCGTAATTAACCATCGCATTGCGACGCAGTGTGGTGCCGCCACCATGAATGGAGACAGAACAAATCCGGTTACCGTAAATGGAGCACAATATGTAGGATATAAATGAACCGCTGCATAGTGTAGCGTAATCCACATCAAGTAGTAGCCAAACAACGAAACTATTATCGTAAGTAACCACCACAGGATTGAAATCGCGTCTTTGATAAGGCGGCACAAATAGAATATAAAGCCGATGAACCCCGAAAACATCTTGATAATTGATGGTGTACCTGAATTTGAACCGTTGCTGTTACTGCTGTTACTGCGGTTATTGGTGTTGTTATCGGGATGCATAAAGAACGACCTTCTTGTCATGGGAATGTTAGTTTTCTGAAACTATGATTTTTCTGCTGTATTTATATTTTTACGAATTATGTAGTTCAATTTTACATACGCGTTAATCTACCTCTGGATAATTGTTATCATCGCTGGTATCATGTCTAGTAGTAGTATCATGTCTAGTAGTAGTATCACTATTATTATTACTATTGCTATTATTACTGCTTCTAGATAATGTATTCGTAAGAAGCCTTTCAATTTGAGGAATAATAGATGTTTCACTATTTGTATTCTGGCTATTCACTTGACTTCTAGGTAAATCAAATGAAAACATGATAGAGTTATCATTTACATTATCTACAGAGAGATTATCAAATTCATTGTTACTATTTTCCATAAGAGTGTTGAATATATTTGAGATGCTAATATTATCAGGATTTTGAGAATCATCGTTGGCATCGTTTGCATCACGGGCATCGTTTGCATCACGGGAATCGTTTGCATCATCCTGGTTACTATCAGGAGCAGCTGTTTCCACCGGTCTTACAACATTAGAACGACACAAAGGACATGTCGAATTTGTTTCAAGCCACGTCATCATTCGAAAAGGAACAAAACAGTGTTTGCATTGTTTCAAGGTTAAAACCACCGATTCTGGTGTAAACATTTCTCTTGTAATAGGACATTCGGTATTCAAAATATAATTGGAAGGGATTGAACCATACGTCATTATTTCGGTATTCTCTTCTATTTCGGAAATAGTTAACCCTCCATTTCTTCTTCTATTTAATGTAGTAGTATTTGTATTTGGATTAGGATTGAGTAAAACCGTTCGAGGTATTGAATAAAAAACACTTCCTATATCAAATAGCGGGCTTCTTGGTAATCCTGTACCCGCTGTACCGGTTGTCCCTGCTGTCCCTGTTGTAGTGCGAGTAAAAAGACCACCACCATCTGTTCCCACGCCATGCCCTTGGTTACCGACCGCGTCATCATTAACAACAGCGTGTCGTTGTTCGTGCAAATCACGGTTGTTGCGCGCATGCTCTCGTCGTCTATTAAGCACTCTTCTTCGTTCATTTTGCAGTTCAATCATGGTCGATATACATGTTTCCATATTAGAATACATTTCATGAGTTCTTGAAACAAACCTTCCAAAACTACCCATTAAATCAAGATAACTATATTCAAAATCCATATTAAAAGCATCATCATAATAAGAATGTCTTCGACTATATCCTCTTATCTCACTATCATAATAAATACCAGTTGCACTATTTCCACTATTTCCACTATTTCCATTTTCTCTTCTAGACATTTTATTGTTAGTTCGTTATATAAGTATCTATGTTACATATGTTTAAATATTAAATGGATTTAAATATTAAATACTATTTGTGTTAATAACATATACTTTAGTTACTTAACACAACACACCGCAATATTTAAATACGTACGTAAATATCTAAAATGACAGAACAAAACCCTCAACCACAAAATAGATTCACTCAATATAACGACAAGGGTATAACCGGTCTAGCAAATTTAGGGAATACCTGTTTTATAAATGCATGTATACAGTGTCTTTCACATACATATGAACTAAACGATTTTTTATCAAAGGGGGAAGGAGAATATAAGAAACACTTAAATAATAAACCGGAGTCGGTTCTTTTAGTAGAATGGGACGACCTTCGCAAACTGATGTGGAGTCAGAACTGTGTTATTTCACCGGGGCGTTTTATAAACACCGTACAACGTATTGCGAAAATTACAAACCGCGATTTATTTACTGGATGGTCTCAAAACGACTTACCTGAATTTCTATTATTTTTATTTGATTCATTTCATAATGCTTTAACGCGGGAAGTTATTATGGACATTAAGGGAAATATAAAAACAAAAAAGGATGAAATGGGAAAGGCGTGTTATGAAATGATGAAGACGCAGTATACAAAAGACTATTCAGAGTTTTTAAACATATTTTTCGGAATACATGTATCTGTATTAACACCGGCTTCCGAAAAAGGTAAAGAGACGGCGACAAGTAACCCAGACTGTTTAAATTACTTGAGTTTACGACCTGAACCATATATGTTAATACATTTACCAATCCCGTCAAAAGAAGAAGTAAATATAAGAAATGCGGATAAAAATGTAACACTATTTCACTGTTTTGAGAAACAATGTGAATGCGAATTATTACAAGGAGAGAATGCGTGGTTTAATGAAAAAGAGAATAAAAAACAGGATGTACATAAACGAATGTTGTTTTGGAGTCTTCCGAATATAATGATAATTGATATTAAGCGATTTATAACATCTATGAATGGGCGAATTAAAAAGAATCAACAGTTTATAGATATTCCAATTAACAATGTCGACTTTTCAAAATATGTAGAAGGATATGCGAAAGAAACATATATATACGACTTATATGCTATTTGTAATCATCATGGACAAATTGACGGAGGTCACTATAGTGCCACGATAAAAAATTCCAATGGTAAATGGTATAATTTTAATGACACACAAGTAACTGAAATTATAGTGAATGATAATATAATTAGTGGAAATACGCCATATTGTCTGTTTTATCGAAAAAAAAAAATTAGTTGAATTATATATATAGAACAAATATAATAAATGAGTATAAGTTATAATTCATTAACAGGGATAGAAGGAAGTCCAGTATCATATATAAGTGATTTAGCAATAAAGGGAAGAGACAAATTAGATTCATCCAGTGCAACAACGCGTATTGTTATTTTACTTGCATTTGTTGTTGTAACTATTTTATACTATGTTTTGTTTTCATCTTTAGGAAAAGGTAACGGAGGTGGAAGTGGTAGTGTAGGAGATTCTCCTGGTTCTGGCAGTGGCAGTGGTGAAGCCCCCGGAAAAAGAACATTGGAAGTAATACTATGGAGTATTTTTATTATTCTTATCATTATAAATGGTTTTCAGTATTTTTTTAATGTCAACTTTACTGCGTCTATAAGAGATATTTTTACGGATAAACCAAAAATAGATTTGACAGTTCAAAAACCACCCGGTGAAAGCGTTGTACCCCAGATGAAGGTAAAAAAAGAAGTATTCAATATTCCTAGCAATAACTTTACCTTTGACGACTCAAAAGCAATATGTCAAGCCTATGGCGGAAACCTAGCAACTTATAATCAAGTAGAAGAGGCTTATAACAAAGGCGCTGAATGGTGCAACTATGGGTGGTCTGATGGGCAGATGGCACTTTTTCCAACACAAAAAAAAACATGGGATAAGTTACAAGGCATCGAAGGACATGAAAATGACTGCGGAAGACCCGGTATCAATGGTGGTAAAATAGGCAACCCTAACGTTCGCTTTGGTGTAAACTGTTACGGTTTTAAACCGATTATAACACCAGCAGAGCAGAGTAATATGAATAATAATCCCATATACCCAGTAAGTATGAGAGATATGGAACTACAAAAGAAACTGGAATACTGGAAGAAACGCGTTCCCGAAATGTTGCTTTCACCCTTTAATAAAAATAGCTGGAGTATTTTAGGGTAAATTATATTTTATGTTTTTTATTTTAATGTTACTTTGTAATTTGTATTATATAATTATATTAGATATTAATATAACTATAAACATGGAAAGCAGAAATGTTTATTTATACTGGACTGGAAAAGAATATTCACTTATTTCACTATTACGAAAAATAATATATCTGCATTCTACAAATAAAAAAGGATATAAGGTAATTTTAATTACACCTAATACTATAAAAAAATATATAAAATATATACCAAATTATTTTAACAAATTATGTCCTGCGCATCAAGCTGATTTTGTAAGAGTTAATGTTATTTGCGACTATGGTGGTATTTGGTTAGACAGCGACACTCTAGTAATGGATGATCTAGATAGTTTATTTGACCTTGTTGAAAATAAAAATGGATTTTTTATAAAAGAAAATAACAGTATTTTATGGAATGGTATTTTTGGTAGCAAGCCAAATACGCCACTAATGGTTGGGTGGAAAAATAATATGATAAATTTATTAAATAAAAAACAAGGGAATATTGGATGGACGGATATTGGCAATGAAATGCTTGAAGGTATGAAAAATAAATATCCAGATTTGTACAATGACTATCATATATTCAGTGGATTGAATGACTTATACCCAGTAAATTGTGATATTTGCGAAGAAGAATATGTTTGTAAACCATACGATAATTATAAAAATATTATTCGGGAATACCAACCATTGGTCGTATTAGTAAATTCGGTATATAAAAAATTACAAGATAAAACAGAAGTAGAAATATTAAATAGTAATATGCCATTAAATTATTTTATAAATAAGTCACTTGAAAATATGAACACGAGTAAAAATAAAATCATATTTGAGAACATATATTCAAAAAAAATATGGAATAATGGCGACCCTAATATACCTTTATCTGGTCCTGGGTCTTCATTAGAAAATTCTGCCAATTGTTCGAATTTATTGAATCAATTTATTTACATGGATAAATGTTTATCTGTTTTAGACTTAGGTTGTGGCGACTTAACGTGGATTTGTAAAACAAATTTCTTTAATGATAAAAATATTAGTTATACGGGTGTTGATATAGTTGGTAATATAATAGAATCACATTCTATTAAATATCCAAACCATACATTCATATGTAAAGATTTGGTAAGTTTTAAAGATATGAATTTTGCATCAATTGTAATAATTAGGGATGTTATTTTTCATTTAAAAAATATAGAAATACTTACCATTTTTGAAAACATTAAAAATAAATTTAATTTTATATTGATAACAAGTTGCAATAATAATATTAACACAGATATTTTTGATAAATGGAATTTTTCTGAGAAAAATTTACACATAGCACCGTTTAATAAATCTAAAAATTTTATTACAAAAATTAATGAAAATGCATTTAACAGAAGCGTCTATATTTATTCCCACGATGCATTTTATAACATGAATAAATAATGAATAGGAAGTAATTAGTATTCACCAAGGTTGGGTAGAAGGAGCACTTACATTCTTGATAGTTATTTATACGTATTTATACGAATTTATATGATATAAAATGTTACATCATATAAAATATTCCACATTTCGCATTGCGCATTGCGCATTGCGCACTACATATTAAACCGCACTTTTTTAGTTTTTTTGTTTTTGTTTTTATTTTTGTTGACATCTTCATCATTCACGCTTTTACCATCCTTCTTTATATTTACTTTAGAACTACTATCTGTATGTTTTCTCGTCTTTTTATCATATTTTACTTTTTTGTCGAGACTTACCAGAGATAATAACTTATCATAAAGCGACTCTTCAATGACATCATCATCGCTCTCATTATCACTTGATGAATCCTTCCCCTTTTTATCTTTATCTCTTTTACCTTTTTTATAATTAAATACTTTACTATTGCTCACGGGTTTACCGTAATATAAACTAGACGGAATCACTAAATCTTCCATTATTTTTGCTGTTTTTGGTTCATTCTCATTTTTTTTATTTTTACCATTCTCTTTCTTTGGGGATGTATTTCCACCACCGCCACCACCACCACCACCAACCATAGGCATACCAAGAGTAGCATTCAGAAGAGCGTTACTTACTTTGTATCCACAGCTTAATACTCCGTCACTATTTTTACTAAAAACAAGGTCTTCATTGCGCAAAGGAAATAGTTTCAAGTCATTATTTTTATCTCTTGAACCCCCCGATTGATATTCGCTCATAGTATACTACCTATATTATGTATATAAATTAGTTAAACTATTTGAACTAATTCTAATATACCCGATTAATTATAGTATCTTTTAATTTCAGGAACCATTTTTGTTTCGCGTTTACTTTTAATATAGTCTACAATTTGTTTCACTTGACTTTGGTTTGCAATCACTTCACTTAAACATTTCTCCAAAAACCCCAATGTGAGTGGCGATGTCTGTTTCGTCTCGCAAAATTTAATCTTTCCATCCGTTATATTCACAACACTATTATTCATATTATTGTCTTCAACATAAGTGATTATTTTATCTTCTATATCATTTTTGCGTGTTCTTATATCCTTCGCCTTTTCGTTTAGTTTCTTAAGTTCATTATCCAATTCAACCCAGTTTTGAATCGTTTTGTCTAAATGATTTGTGCATGTACTCATAGCAGGAGGTTTATTCATCGTTAATAGTAAGAATGCAAGTATCTATTATATTAATACAAATAATATCTAAACTATTTTTACATATTATTTTAAATACTTACATACTTGCATACTTACATTCTTACATATCATACCTGGTTAAATATACGTATCGTTTATTTCCTGCTCTTTCTGGTTCTATTTTTCTTTCCATAACTTCTTCCATACGCTTGCTGTGCAGCCAACAAACCAAGAGGAACAAGAGCTTCCTTAAGTAGGGCTCCAAATGTTGCAAACATACCACCAGACTGTCCTTGGGTCTGAGCTTGTCCCTGAGTTTGTCCCTGAGCCTGTCCCTGAGCTTGCCCCTGTGACTGTCTTCTACGCATTCTTTTAGAACCACTTCTTATAGCACGACGCTTGTGTCGTCGAGAACCACCACCGGTTTGACCCATAGCATTATTATTCATCATTACTCTAGCTAATCCAGGATTTACGCCGGCGCCACCAGAATCAGCAGCAAACCTTGCTTGAAGAGATTGAAAACCATTCGCTGCTTGGGCTACAGGATTGCCCCCAACAGATGTAGACCACTGCCCGCCAGTGGAGGTACTTCCAGGATAAGCACTCGAATCTAATGGAGCCATTGAACCACCTCGTTTGCCTCTACCCCTACCTTTACTTTTACCGCAACGTTTTCTAGACTTTGTCATATCTTATACTATCTAATTAGAAAAAATAATTATTTAGATAATAGTTGTATATTATATAATTTTGTGACTTTTAAATAACATTATAAATATTCCTAAAACTAGAAAAAAACTAATTACAACTAGAAGTAATGATAAATAAATATATGGATATATTTCTTCTAATATTAAGTTAATAACTGGTTTAAATAAATTCTTTAATTCTTTTTTAACTTCATCTTTTTTAATAAAGTCTAAAAAATAGTCGGTAATTTTGTCTTTCATATCTTTTGTTTCCTTCATTTCTTTACTTTTATGTTTTTAATACTTGACTATTACTAATTAATTTATAAAAATATAATTATTATACAATTTTTGCGTGTTATTATTATCTATATTTTCTCCTTAAGCATTAAATAGATATGAATTCTATATCGAATATATGTACGATTTATGATACTTTTGATTTTAGTAAATTTATTTTAACTCATCCTGAGTCACTACAAGGTGGTTCTTTCTTTACGAAGTTAAATGTAAATAATGATATACTGTATGTGCAAACACCTAAATGTATATCTAAACAGGGAGTAGTCTCTTCATCTGGAAAAAAATCATACATTGACCTTATGTTTTCATCCGACGACTCCAAATTTATAGAGTTTATGGAAAATTTAGAAAAATCATGTGTGGAAAAAATTCACGAAAAAAGAAATTCATGGTTTACAAACGATATCGACGAAAACGACATAGAAAACGCTTTTGCAGCTACCCTGAGACCTTTTAAAGCAGGCAAATATTATTTACTTCGAGCTAGTATAGCACCATCAAAAAATCTTGTAAAAATGCCTACATGTTTCGTGTTTGATGAAAGTGAAAATAAATTATCCCTAGATGACATAAGACCTGAAATTGATTTAATAACAGTTTTAGAAATACAAGGCATTAAGTTTACATCTAAAAGTTTCCAGTTTGAAATTATTTTACGCCAAGCACTTATCATGTCAAATAAACCAGTCTTTCAATCATGTGTAATAAAAAAAAATATACAACCCAATTTTACAACACCTGAGTCCACATTAGCATCAGAAAATACAAGAGACGCGGAACCTATCACGTTGGAGGTATATAGTGTACCTCAACCTCAACAACCTCAACAACCTCAGCAACCTCAACAACCTCAACAACCTCATATACAACATAATTTAGAACAAATAATAAAAAGTAAAAATAATATTAATTTTACTTCAGAAAGTCAAGACGATAAACATAATGACGACACCGAGCGCGACAACAGTGACGATCACGACCACGACAATAAAGCCGACAATACCAACAATACCAACAATGATACCTATAATGAGGATGAAGACTATAATGAAAGTGTAAACAAGAGTGATAACAATAAATTGGCAAACAATGTTCAAATAAAAAGTAGTCCAAATAATTTAGAAAAAATAGAATCTTTAGAACTTACAGAACTTACAGACGCAGATTTAGAAATAAACACAGATGAAAATATGAAACTAAAAAAACCAAACGATATTTATTATGAAATATATAATGCAGCAAAAGAAAAAGCAAGAACAGCGCGAAAATTAGCTTTTGATGCTTATTTAGAAGTAAAAAAAATTAAGAAAACATACATGCTTGATGACTCAGATTCTGATTTTAGTAATTCTTCAAATTCGGACGACGACGATGACAACGACGACATTGACGACGATGACAATGACGACGACAACAATGACGACGACGACGACGAACCTTCTAATTCATAGATAAATATGAAACTTTATATACACTATTCATATCATATCATAAAATACGAATGATTAAGAAATATTATAAATTAAATTTATATTTTTTAAAAATACAAATTTAATATTTTGCAAACAGAGAGCAAACTTTAGATATTTTAGTTATTTTTATTTAATTACTTAAGGCGTATAATTTATATTTGGTAATTAATATTAAAATTATAAAAATATTTTATCTTTTATTTTATATAACGATGCTCAAAGATTTACAGAAAACTTTCAAGGCACATCACGTTCTTTTACTTTTAGGAGGATTGGTTCTTATTTATGTTATTTACAATTATTCTTCGAATAAGAATTTTTATCCCGAGAACTATGAATCAGTTAACCGACGCAACTCCTCCAGCAATTCGTCCGGTAATCAAAACACCGGTTCTGGTAGCGGAGGTACTCCCACAGGCGCAAATGACAACACCTTCTTTGTTGACTATGCACCTATAAATTCAACTGACGGTGGTATGGCGGGTATGCCTTCCAATTGCAATAGTCAAAACACAAACAGCCCCTCAGACCTTCTTCCCAGCGACAGTAATAGCGGATGGGGCTTAAAACCGATGGGTAGCGGCGACTTTCTCGGAGTTAACTTTTTGAACGCCGGTTACCTTATTGGCATTGATTCAGTAGGTAGCAGTCTTAGAAACGCTAACCAACAAGTTCGTTCCGAACCTCCCAATCCTCAGCTGATGGTCAGTCCATGGAACAACACTACTATCGAGCCTGATTCATTCCGTCAACCCCTTGAAGTCGGATGTGGTCCTCAGTAAACATATAAAATATAAATATAGTTTACAATTCAGTGCATAGCACTATGTTTAGTTACATAATAACCAATAGTATTATTATTTATTATTTATATAATATATAATATTATCATCATATTATGGAAATGACTACCATAGGATATATTTTATCTGTTATTATTATCATAATATGTGTTAAAATATATTTTAGTTCAGATATGTCACATTTAAAATGCATTACTTCAAATGTCGATGGGAATAAATACTGCGTACGCGAACGACTTAAACTTGAAATGGCAGCTGATTTGTTAGCAACTGTCACCCAAAAAATGAAAAAACTTGTAGGTTTTATGCAGAAAACATACCCAACATATGAAAATGTGCAACGACTCGTGAAAAATTTCAACCCTCAAACTATCATCGAAAATGATCCGGAAAGCGAACATACAGCATACAGTGAAAATAAAGGCGAAAAAATAGCTTTCTGTTTAAACACTACAAAAACCGGAGACACACTAATCGATGAAAATACGCTGACATTTGTAGCTATACACGAACTCGCCCATACAATGTCGGAAAGTATCGGACATAAAGAAGAATTCTGGAACAACTTTAAATTCCTCCTCGAAAATGCCGTCCGGTGTCATGTATATACCGCTGTAGACTACTCCAAAAATCCCATTTCTTATTGCAGCATGATAATAAATGAAAGTCCGTTATATAAAAAATAAATATTATACCAAATATTATACCAAATATTATATATAGATTTTATAGACGTTATATATAATATATTATGAATCTAAGTAAAACAAATTCGGAACTATTTAAAAATAAATATTTTCGTAAATACTTTATATTTTTATTTATTTTTACATTTGGAGTTGGTATGTTACTATACCAGATATATATCAACTCTATTCAAACCTCCATTATAGAAGGTTTAAGTTTAGATACTTCTAATCCAGCTGTTTCAAGTCTACTTGACAGATTATCTGGGTTTTTTCAAAAACAATGTTTAACAGGATGCGTCAGGCTTGATAATGTAAATAAAGAAAAATGCGAGCAAAGAGTCGACGAAAGTGGTAGTAAAATACACGAATGTCCGTGGGTATGTGATACTAAAAAATTCGAAAATAATTTAAAAAATAATCCTCAACTTAAAAATGAGCTATCATCCTACCAAAGATGTTCCCCTGATACAGAAAAAAGAGACTGTGGAAGCTGTGTACCCAATAGAGTATTTACTGTTTAATGTGTGTGTGTGTGTGTGTGTGTGTGTGTGTGTGTGTGTGTGTGCAACCTAACACTTTGTAATGCACCACATGAATGAGGCAATATTATCATTCGTTATATAGTCACAGTTATCGCATTCCGTTGTGTAGTAATAGTAGTATTTACACTTGTCATCATTTTCAACATATTTTTTTTGTATATTTTTTGTACTATCACTATCATAATCAATTAGAGTAAATACAATATAATATACGGGTACACGCAGACTACTATTTTCATCTATATTTTCACACTTTGAAAATGAAGAAATATAATAAAGATTCATATTTTCTATACTAGGAAAAAATGTATCACACTCGTAATCTTTATCAATATATGTAATACAAAATTCATTTATCAACATGTTTATATCTGTTTTCATATTCCCATGAATAAAAACTTCATATATCTGGGTTCCGCCAATTATCCATACTTCATCATATGTTGAATTATTATTTTGTAGAATTGATTTTCGATTAATCTCACGCATCTGTAACTTCTCATGTTTTTTCAAGAGCCCATATCTATCATTCTCATCAGCCAAGATGGAATCCGGCACCATACAAAATCCCATGACACGAGAGACGGATGATAAATGAACAGTTAAATCAAAATTATACTCAAAAAAGGAATCGAAACTATGTGTTATACTTTCCGGAGTAGATGATGACAAAATAATATTATCTCTGTTTTTAAGTGGTTCAGGATACTTCGGCAAAGATAACCATGTATTTTTACCCATTATAACTGCATTCTTTTTTATACTTTTATCAATGACTGTGGAAGTACTTAGAATTCCTTTTTGAATATCTCTCAAATGCTTTCCGTATTTACCAGTTGTTTTATTCGAAAAATAAAACAAATCTTTTTTTATCTTCCAAGGTATATCATTATGAAAACCTATTCCACCACCTTTACACATTGCTACTATTAACTTTAGTTTCATTTGTATATAATATTATATTAACATATTCTCTAATATATAAACATATTCTCTAATATATAAACATATTCTCTAATATATAAACATATTCTCTAATATATATATATTATATATATCATGGATGATAAAATTAAAAAAGATATATATAAATTAAGTTATATAAATAATAATTTTATAGATGGTGACCAAGTACCTGCAAACGTTATTGTTTTTTATGGAAGAACGAATCCGTTAACAAAAAAAATATGGGAAATATCTGTAGACGAACTAAAAGAAAAATTTAAAGCATACTTGGACAAAAAATTCAACTCGAAAGAAGGCGAAGAAAGCGAAGAAAACCCATTGGATGAAGATTATGTATACTTTAATGATATATTTAGTAACACAGAATTAGAAAATATTTTTAGATATAAAATAAATGTGGATTTCTCATTTGATAGACTATATGGAGACGATACAATCGAGACAGTGAAGAAGAAAATTATTTCAAATATGAAAATGGAAAATTTACCATCATTTGATGAGCTGTATATGTTTTCTAAAAGAAATGTCGATTATACTCCTACACGGTTGTATAATAAGTTATCAAATAACGACACGTCTACGATAACAAGGGCATCTCTTATTCATTTTTTAACAAATTCTCATAGATGGTCACTAAAACCGGAATGCGAACTTATTTTACGATCCAATAAAGATGAACTAAAAGAGATATACACATACGAGGATATTATGGAACTTTTTTTTAGATATAAAAAAGAAAAAGATACAGGTAGTGATGAGGAGTCCGGCGAAGAAGGCGAAGAAAGCGAAGAGATTATTGAAGAATCTATTGTTCCTTTGGTCGAAGATATTCCTGTTGGACAAAAATTAACCTACAATCAGTTAGAATATACATTTACCGTTAACCCATTTAATGTGATAGAAATAGATAAATTTTTAAAGGATAAAGCGAAAAATATAATTTCAACAACAAATAAAACGATATTATTAGACTATGAACCGGTTATTTGCAATACTATATTTTTATGTCTCGCTAGCGACGTGTTAGAATATGTTAACTTGTTTAATCAAGAATCCGAAAAAGAAGGCGCCGACTCATTAACATCAGATACTATGATGCAAATCTATTACCCATATTTGGCGGAAAAAGAATTTACAACAATTGATGCATTGGAACAAAATCGCGAAGAACTAAAACAGTCTACAGCGGAGTTAATAAATGATAAATCTTATAGAGACCTTGTAGAAAATGTAGACTTGTTTTATGACGTATTTTATCAGCAAGAAAAAGATAAAGACCTAAAATACATTAAAAATGGTATTTCGTATATCGAGCTAGAAATCAAACCCGACTCTATTATTAATATACCGATTGACATCTTGTTCAAAATATTACATACAACAGATGAAAAACCGCTCATTAAATTAACAAGGAGTAAACGTGATGAAAAAATGTACAGGCTATATGCAAACAAAGTCGCAAGAAGCGGGAAAAGAATTCCATATCTTAAAAAATCTGAAATTAAAAAAATAATGAAAGAAACACAACAAGAAAAACGCGTAATGGTTTTAATACACACGGTACACGAAGAATATTCTAGAGGCGAATATGTAAGAGACTATAAAATTCCAATAAAATGTGAGTTTGATAACCACGGTAGTATATTTATTTCATTCAACTTGGAAAACCCTCTAAGCGATAACCATATAACAAAAATTATTATGAAAAGCGTAAACCCCGTTATACAAGAAGTAGCAACATTTATTGAACAGTATGGTTATTCAATGAATACATTCCAAAGCCTTTATTCAAAGAATGTCATCATTCGAGAAATAAAACATAAAACACTTCTCAAACTTCCCCATGACTTTAAATTTAATATCCCCGAAAATATGGGGTGTATATCTAGTATATTTAATGTAATCGATTACAAAGAAGGTCAGCGTATTATAATGAGATATAAACGCGTATCAAATTATAATGAACTGGAAAGTATAGATGCGTTTATAATGCAACAGTTTCTAAAATCAAGTTACCAAGCTGATGTTGTGACAGGGTTAATGGAAAACTATCAGAGTTTATCATATTCCGAAGCAGTAAGACGTGTTTCAAGTCTACTAGACCAATTACAACTGTCGGAGTTAAATAAACAAACTAAAATAAAAGTGAATGTTCATCCGGGATTTTTCACATCTATTATTCAGTATCAAATTGTAACAAACGGGAACTTTGAGATTAATATTGAGAATATTGATAATATTTATTATTTGGAACATATTGAAAAGATGGTGGATTCATTTTTAAGATTATTGCTTTATAAGAAATCTCAACCAAATACAAACGTAGCTGGAGAACATATTACAAAGTTATGTAAACGGTCATTTAGTTCAACAGAACAAGGACAAGTTAAAGAAGTAAAAGAGTTTGTTGTTCAAGGAGACAAATCGGTTCTTACAGATAATACGATGATGGCTGAAACAAATCCTATAGATGACGCATATGTTTATGAAAATTTTTCTAGACCGGAAGACTTGCAAAAAATTAATGATGCTGATTTAGAGGACATTTTCTTTGGTAGCGATGTCGAAGATGAAGACAGTGGAAGCGAAGGAGAAGAAGAAAAAGAAGAAGAAGGAAGCAAAGCAGAAGAAGAAGAAAGTAGTGAAAAATCTGAAACTGTACCAAAAGTACAAACTCCTGAAGAAAGCGAAGCAGAAGAAAGTGAAGAAGAAGAAGAAGGAGAGGAAGAACCCGAGAGTGAAGAGGAAGAAAGCGAAGCAGAAGGAGAAAAAATAGATGACTTTGAAATAGAAAGTGACGAAAACAGCAACGATGAAACTGATAAAAGCGATGATGAAAGCGGTGAAGAAGAAGAAGAAGAGACGGGAGACGTAATCGAAGGTATGGAGTTTGGAAGTGACGATGAGGGTGATGATGTTGAAAGCGGAGGTGGTAGTTCAAGCGACGAAGAAGAAGAAAAAAGTAAGATATCTGATGTAGAATTACCATCGCTAAGTTCAGACACATCCACATCCGCATCCGAACAAGACCAGCCTCCAAAACCAATAGCAAAACCAAAACCAATAGTAAAAAAATCTATTAATGTTGCAGGATTACAGTTAGCTAGTAAGATGAAACCATCCGCAGCATCTGCCTCTGCTGCTACTGCTTTGTCATCTTCACAAGAAGAATCAGCAGAAGGTGTCACTCTATTTCAAAGAGGTACGATAGCGCGTGACATCACGGGTGCGAAATTGGCGAACCCTAATCCCGTTTTTCAAAGATTATATTCGCTTGACCCCGTATTGTTTCCAAAAAATAATGAAGGAAACATGAAAGAATATTCGCGGTCGTGTCCTTGGAATGTGCGAAGGCAGCCAATTATTTTAACCGATGATGAAAAAAAACACATTGACGAAAACCATGCGGGTTCGTATGATAGAGCTATGAAATATGGGTCATCTAAAAGCAAACAATTTTGGTATATATGCCCAAGGTATTGGGACTTGAAAAAAAATGTAAGTTTAACGCATGAAGAAGTAGAACAAATAAAAGCGAAAGAAGGCGACGTCGTTATACCACCAGGCGCAGAAACGATTCCCAAAGGTAAATATATTTTCGAGTTTACTGAAGATAAATATCATATTGACAAAAAAACAGGAGAGTATAAGTCACAGTCTCCCGGCTTTGTAAATAGCAAAGAAAATGCCGGAAGTAAATACTGTATACCGTGTTGTTTTAATAGTCAAAACTTCGCAAAAGATATGCAAAATAATGCACGACAGGCATGCGGTTGTCCAAGTATAACTGTTCATAATCAACGTAATCCTAATACGAAAAGTTTTGAATGCAAGGGGAAAGAGTCCGCATTTAACGCACGCCCTGTAAGACGTGTTCGTGGATTAGGTAGAAGTGCTCTTGAAGAAGGCGATGACGAAGAAGGAGTAGAAGAAGGAATACCAAAGTTAACATCAGAAGCAATTCGTCAATCGCTAGCTAAATTAACACAAGAAGGGGAAGATGTAGATGTAGATGTAAGTGAAGAAGGTGGTCCGGCAGAAGAGCCGGCAACACCCGCAACAACAGCATCACGTTTCAGTTTGAGTGAGGCAGCTGCCACTGCTATGAGAAGAACTGTTGCGGCTAAAAAAGATTTTGTTATTTTAGGACCTGAACGTAACGCTGAACTACCCGATGGCGTTTATGGGTACTTACTACCACAGTTACAAGCATTCTTTTCACAAAGCATGAAAACATGTACACTAAATGACAAAAGTACCATACTAAAAAGTGGTGTTTCATGTTTATTACAAAAAGGAGTTCAAACAAGTGCCCAAGCAAATGAAAATAATAAAAATCAAAGTTTTATCGGTTTAGTTGCCGATATATACTCAAAACATATCGAAGAAACTACAGGAAAGCTTAATAAAATTTCCATTTCTGAAATGAAAAAAATAATTTTAGACGCCATCGACATTGATACTTTTATGACATACCAAAATGGTACACTTATCAATATATTCAACTATAAACAAAAAGCAAGTAAAGCAAACAAAAAAGAAGACAACAATGCGGGCGAAAATGAAGAGGAGGAAGAGGAAGAAGAGGAAGAAGAAATCGATACCCCTAGAACTTCTTCACAAGAACAATCCGTAGATACACCATCTGATACACCTAGGGCAAGAGCAAATATTGGCGATGTAGAAATGAGTGGAGGTGCTAGTTCGAGCGAAGAAGAAAGCGAAAGTAGAGACGAAGGCGAGGAACAAGATTTATTAGACTTTGTTTCAGATACGGATGCTAGTTCTGCTACCAATCCTCCTGCGAATCCCAAAACCTCCCCGAAAAACATTGATAGTGAATCAAGTGAAGAAGAAGAAGAAAAAGCGGATGTAGGGTTGGGGGTGTCGGAAAAAGAACAACCAGAAATACAACCATCTGTGCCATCATCTGCGCCATCATCTGCGCCATCAACTGTGCCATCAACTGTGCCATCAACACCACAAGCACGGAAACAACCGCCACCACCGGAACCAGCACAAGATATATGCGTTGTAGACGATGACGTATTTAGATTAATGTTACAAAAACCGGATTTTGAATATAGGGACTCAGCTATTTTTAGGTCAATAACAAAAATGTCAGACACAGATGCTCAGTTTATTTTCTTCAAAAAAGTCGTATGTTCATTTGAAAATTTTAAAAAATATATAAATAATAGAAGTATATATATTGACCATGAATATTTATGGGATATTATAAGCACACCGAATCCAAAACTGTTCAAAGATGGTATAAACCTTATTATACTACAAATATCAAATAGAGATATAACAAATAATATTGAAGTGTTGTGTCCTACAAATCATTATGCTAGTGGATTTTTTGACAGTAACAGACAAACCGCAATAATAATAAAGAGAACCATTAAGAATACGAATATTTTTGAACCAATATACGAAGTCCGTGAATTAAAGCCGCGTAAACTTACATGTTTGTTTAATGTCAAAAGTACGGCAGTCCGCAAATATGTAAACGAAAGCGGGATCGAAGTGAAAGAAGCCGCTCTACCCCCTGTTCTTAAAAAAATAATAACAAATATCAAAAGTGCATACGATGGACAATGTAAACCGTACAATAGTATCCCACGCGAAGGTTCCGCAAATGCATCAAAGAAGTTTCCGAAATTATACGAGTTTGGGAGAAATATACACTTACACGAGTTGAAAGAAAAGGTAACTAGAGGTGGATTCACAATACTAAACCAGGTTTTAAACTATGATGGAAGAGTAATCGGCATATTTATACAAAAGGAAGACGAAACAATGAATGAAAACTTTTCGGGTATCGTAATGTGCGAACCGTCCGCATTAGATAAACAAATACCGCAAATAAATTATATCGACGATGATTCTTTGTGGCGACCATACGAGGAAACCGTTACGTTTCTTCACTATGTTCATAGTAAAATTAAAATACCTTGTTTGCCTCGTTTCAAAGTAATCGATGATGGCAAGATTGCGGGTATTATTACCGAAACAGACCAGTTTATATCAACGTTGATTGACGAATCGGAAAGTAAAAGAACGGATGGAATATTTAATATACCGGTGATAAATACGAGTGATTACAATATTGCGGATAGGGAAATTAATACGAGACTTAAAGATGACCCCGATAGAGAAAAGTATGTAAAATACATATACCTGGAAAATAATTTCTATAACGTGTTTAGAACTATCATTCGAATTTTACTACATAAATTTGAAAATATAGAAATAAGAGATTCGATGTTATCAATGATTAAACGAAATGACATATTATATTTAATTAAGTTGAACAATTTACAGACCCTTATAAGACAACTTGTATCAAAGTATGTAACATTTAGTGAAAGTCACTATAGCGAAGAGTTATTAAAAAATATAAGTGAAATAACTACATCTTGTATAACGAATAAAAATCCCAACACATGCACCGACACAAAATATTGTATA